TTTGATGCCAGATTGTCCAGTTCGTGATCATTAAGTTCATCTAGCTCTTTTACCTGTGGTAAACTGCGAGTAATTTCAGCTACTGCTTTATAGCTGTCGTCTAAACTGCGGACTTCAGCATGATCAACTTTGGCCTCAACAGGAGCTGTTTCCTTTGCAGGCTTAGATTCTTCTAGATTAAACAGCTCTTCTAATTTTTTAGTCATACATTACTTATCTACGTTTTGAACCTTGATGGAAAATGTCGCCTTCGTTGACTATGCGGAACTTGACGCCTTGTTGTTTGCACCAAGCTGCGGCAGCTTCCCATTTGGCCATATTTTTAACATACTGCTGTTGATTATACTGACTCTTGCCCACCTGTTCTATAAATGTTTGACTAGCTGGTTTTATTTCTACAACTTCTGCATGTTTCTTACCGTCTTTGTCTACATATGTGATAAAGAAATCAGGAACGTATACTGTGTACTTGCCAGTTAACGGATCTCTGTAAGGAATCTGTATACTTTCACTTGCCCACTTTTCAACACCAGGGTGCTCATCCAACATTTTCATAAAAATGAATTCCCAGCTACTGCGAGCCAATGGAGTTTTTAGTCCGACATACTTGTCGACATTCTTCATTTCAAAACGTCCTTGAGCAAATTTGGGCATTAGGCAAAAATGTTTCTGGTTTGATTTTGTTTTTCAACTAGATCGGTCCTATAGCCTAATGTACTGGCTGCATTTCTGTTGTTATTTAGAATTTCTGCAACTAGCGCACTAATTTGAACTCCGTTAAAAGTTTTTAATGTATCTATAATTTTAAAAACAGGAATGTTATCTAGTTTTGCCTGTTTTAACAAAACTTGTGCAGTCACTAATGCTGCATCATTTTCAAATCCTCGGCTTTGAAAAAACGCAATAGCTGCGGTGACTTCGTTGGCGCTAAACTCCAACGGAGTCTCGCCATATCTATCGAAAAATAATTTTGTGCCAGCAGCACTGTCTTCTTTAGCTGGAATTGGTAAACTTGGCATTATACACCGCCTCCTGGTATAATTGATCTTTGAGTTGCTTCAGTATCTGTGTTTCCGCCACTATTTCTAGGAAATACCGAACCAATTACTCCGCCGACAGAATTAATAATGCCACCAATTGCCGCTGGACTGCTTAAAAGATTTATTGCTTCGGATCTAATACCTGCACCGCTCAACCTGCCAATATTTTTTGCGGTGTTAACTGCTGATATTGCTGTGCCTAAAAACCCACCAACACTACCAAATGCTGATCCACCTGCAACATCTCCAAAGATACTTTCGAGACCATCTAGAACTCCACCCTCTCCTAACAGAGTTGCTGTACCGCCACCGGCTACTGTTAATGGACTTGGTACATTGTCATAATACAAGTTTGCAAATCCCTTAGGCGTATTTCTAGCAACATTTCCTGAACCGTAGACTACAGATTCATATTCTACATTCATTGTTGTTTCGTTAAATTCATTGGTAGAGTATCCAGCATCTCCATGCTGCCAACTTGTTATTTTAGGATTAATTAGAGTATAACTTAAAAATCTACGACGACTCATAGTGTATATTGTAATAGATTTAAAGAAGTCTAAACTTTTCCCCTGTTTGTCTAGACTGTATCTAAATTCTTCGAATGATGTGCCGGTGGCGTTTAAATTGGTTTTGCTAAAAGCTGATTCAGGATTGGACCGATCCTGAACATAGGTTCCCATATATAGAGCCCACAATGCATTTATTACCCCTGCGGTATCATCATGAAATTTCATTGAGATACCTTCGTAGGTGAAATTTTTATAAATTATGTGTTTTCTATTGTATTGATTTTTAGTAACAGTTTCAAATTTATATTTTGGTAAGTCTGTGCTTTTAATTAGATATCCAATTTCATCAGCATGAGTGTTGGTAAATGTAGCCGATGTTAGTACTGACTTGTTAATTTCAAATCTCACATAGAACATGAACTTGCTACGAGGCATGAGCCTATAGCCGTTGTCTATAAACAACCTAGTAGCATGGCGCCAATCGGCAATGCCACTCTTAGGTTTTTGTTGAATAATACGGCGACCACCGAGAAATCTTGTGAATACATTTGACATACAATTATTTAGTCGTAAAAAAACCTGGATCGTAATCCAGGTTTTTGAGTAATAAAAACTTATTAACCGCGACCTGTTACAGCCTCGCCTAAAGTTCTTCCAACAACTGCACCAATACCACGTTCTGGTCCTGTGCCTGCTGCTCCTGAGAATTGAACAGCGTTATCATACTTGATAGTTAATGCTACAGTCATCGGCGAATTCTCACCGTAGTTTGCTTCGCCATAGTTTACTTCAGAAACAAAACAACCATACAGTTCCCATTTTTCAAGGATATTTGGCTCAAGTGTACCATTACCGCCGTCTAGCATTTCAATGTTCAATTGGAATTTATAATCAATACCAGAACGTGCAGAAGCTTGCTCCATAAAGTCAAATTGTTTCTGGATTTGCTGTCCAACAATCTTCTGTACTTGACCGTTAGCATCATCACGTAGGTTCAATGTTACGTCGCCCCATGATGGTTTGCCGGCTAGCTTGACTTTTGAGTTGTATATTTCGATAGCCATTTCTTCAAAAGTCACTGTTGGTCTAGTGACATCAGAAACTTGTTTAGTTAGTTCTGTACTAGCTTCTACACCGAAACCTAACAATATCACTCTAAAGCGATATTTTAGTTTTGGCATTAGCAGCGCAGTGCCGCTAGTGCCGTTTGACGTAGGAACCGAAATTCTATTTAAGGAAGTTAGTGCCATTTTAAATCTCTCCTGTGTTCTTAATACGCAATGGAATGTAGATAAATTCTACTGCTTTTACTGGTTCAATTGCAATATCTACCCATAATTCGTTGCGATCGATTCTTGCGTTTGTGTTGTTTGACTCGTCACAGACAACTGCAAAGTCGTATAGAGCACGTAAACCTACCAACTCTATCAATAGACTCTCAACAGCGCCTTTAACTTCATCTCTAGTGATCTTATCATTTGGTTCAAAGATATATGGACGAGCTAATTTAGTCAACTGACTACGTAGATACACAGTTAAACGTGCTACGTTAATACGATCTAACGCTGATGCATTTCTTGCACGAGTTTTCTGACCGTATGCAACTAGACCTACTCCAACAAAGAATGGAATTGGATTGACTTTTAGATCATACAATGTATCACGTTGTCCTTCGTTCAATGCAACACTTTGGAATTCACCTGTTGCTGCATCGATATAACCAACTGCTGTTGCATTAGTAATGCCACCACGTCTTGTACCAGCTGGTGCAAACCAAGGATAGCTAACTTGATCGCTTAGAGCGATTGTGCGTAGCATCATGTGTGTTGCAGGAACAACTGCATTGGCACCACCTAAGTCTGTGGTAAATCCATTTGGATACCATACTGCTGAATATTCGTCGTAGCTAACAATACCTGTATCACCATTGTCTAGAGCACCGTTTGCATTGGTGCCCCAAGCTGTTAGGCTTGTTGCATCTGCTGGCAAGCGTAAAGGTGAGTCACCTAGTACAAACGCTGTCATACCGCGATCTAAGTTTAGATTGATTAAGTTGCTGTATGCTTCTGGATATCCAGGGCAAGCAATTAGATTGAAGTTTCTACGCTCTTCGTCTCTAGCTTCAGAGCTTGTATCAATAACACTCTTTAGTTTCTGTACAACTAAAGCACGTTGGGCTTTACGTCCAAAGCTACCTGAACCGTCTTCTGCATTTGGGGACGCTGTGACCCAACGATCAACAGCATACAAGCTCTGACCATCGCCCAATACTGGGCTATCGCCAGCATCATTAAATGCTGCTTGATAACGTGCGTTCTTAGAAGCAGTGTCAACATAGCTGTTTGCATAACGCTTGACATTTCCGCCACTTCTACGTAGATTCCATAACATCATGCCTTTTGGATACAGACTTGGATCTGGACAATCAAAATCAACAAAGTTTGATGCTAGTAATTCTTTGATAGTGGCTGCTGTATTACCAGTAGACCCACTTACTCCATAACGTGCATCAGCAAATAAAATGCCTTCTTCTGTGGTTTGATCTGTTTTATCAACCAACTGCCATTTTTCAGCAACTGTAGTTCCACCATCTGTATTAAATCTATAGATAGTTGGGAAATTTTCTAAGTTTGCTGTACTGATCCAAAGATCTCCGTTTCTTAACGGTGTGCTATCGCTTTGAGTTGTTGGCATACTGGCTGCAACAATAGGACCATTTGTATCGGTTCTTTGAGCAGCATCAGCGGCCCAATATGGACTTGTAGAAGTTCTATATCCAACCCAAATTTTACCGTTATGGATCATGATATCAACTTGATCAAATGCTGGATTGTACCATAACTGCCCGTCTGCTGGCTCTGCCAACGGAGTTATCGAAGTGGCATTGAATCTCAATTCGTCAGCTGCTAACGGTGTCCAGTTAGTGGCAATATAATCATGTGGATCTGCCGGAGCAAGATCGTCTAATGAATAAAAGTTAGTAGTTCCTTCGTTTGTGCTGACATTAAACACTGTGAAAATGTCTGCTAACGGAGTTCCTGTTCCATCTGTAAAGTGAATGTCGCCACCAACTCTATGTGTAATTTGTAATTCGTTGCTGGCTGTGACTTCTGCTATCACATGAGTAAGGCCTGCTGCATTAATTCTTGTAGCAATTAAGTTAGCATCGACTACACCTGATCCAACTCCAGCGGTTGCAGTAAAGCTGATAGTTGTGTTGCTACCTAACGATAATTCACCAGCTAGTGATTCTGCCATTGTAAATGTATATGATGCAGCTGGCAATGTTAGATCATCAATAATTGCCGAAGTAATTACAGTTGATCCAGATGCTTTTTTCTTCCATACACGGAACTTAGCAGTGGCATCTTGACCTAGTTCTTGGTCTGAATTTGACTCAACAAATATGCTACCTGCGGCAATATTCTGTCCGCCACCACTACGATCTAGATAATATAATGCTGTTTCTGTAGTAGCATATATAGGTGCGCTGTATTCAACCCATGTCTTAGTTGCAGAATTCCAACGTTTGACAATCCAACGAGCACCATAGTTTGGCTCAGTTGTTTTAATCCATACAGAACCTGTTGGTCTTGCTGTTGTACCTGTTGATTTCCAAGTTGGAACTACAGTATGTGGAGTTTGTTGTAATGAAGGAGGATAATAATCTCCTGCTGTGATACCTAGTGCTGTTAACACATCACCGGTTCCGGTAATTTGTATAATTCCTTTAGTGACTGCTGTTGAATCAGATGCACTCGAATCTTCACCGTCTGAATAAATTTGTAAAACGCCACCGACTGCTTTTGCACTAATTCCTTGAGCTGCTCCTAGTGTGCTAATAGCTGTTGCTACAGTAGCTCTTGTTGCACCTGAGGCAATAGTAATAGGGTTTCCATTTAATCTAAGAATTCCGCCTGCAACAAATGCAGTAGTGGTTGTGCTAGATACAGTGGGCCAACTGGCCTTCCATTCTGGACTTCCAACCAATACCCAATCTCCTGCAATTACTTGTGCTCCTGAAGCATATGTGCCGCCTGCTGACTTAAGCCATAATGTAGCTAATTCTCTACTGGCAGTATAAGATCCAGTTCCTAGTACTGTTTGGAATACGATTGCGTAATCACCAATTGATCCAACTGATGATCTTGGAGTATTTGATACAACTTTGGATTCGTCGTTGTCTGTTAACACAATTGGAGTTTTTAATGCAAACTTCTGTCCGCCTGTAGTATCAGCACCTGCGCCGTTCCATTCCTGGATACCCCAAGATGTCGCTAGTGTATCAACCCACCATGCTCCATTGATTGGTTCTGCTCCCGGGGCGACTGTTTGACCTTCTAGTTCGTCTAGATTTACATCTGCACGAACAATAAATGCTGAATTGCTTACACCCAAAAAGCTGTATGCTGCTAGTAGTCCATATTCGTTTCTTTCTCCGCCATGTATTGGGCTTGAAGAAGCTGTCTTTTCAAAGAACGGAACTCCATAAGTATCAACAAGTTCTCGTTGACTGGTAATCTTAAATACCTTGCCAGCATTTGATTGTGTTGTTCCAGCAGCAGTGCCTGTGCCTGCTGCATTTGATTTATCTTCTGCGGTTGCAATAACGATAAGAGGAGTTGTACCAGGCTCAGCTGGTGTATAAAAACTCTCGTCGATTACCGTAACTTGTACGCCTGGTGATTGTAGTGCCATCCCATTTTCTCCTGGTAATAGTTGCTCATATTATTTAGCGGTATCCGCTAAAATTGGCCTGTTATACTAGATGAAAAAGGGGTTGAAAAGGTGTAAATATGTTTATGAGACCGCTTTGTAGGTGCGGGCAAAGACCCCGTGCTGTTAACTATAAAAAAAACGACAAGATCTATTATAGATCATTGTGCGAAATCTGTATGGCTCACGGAGTTAATTACGGAATACCCCGCTGGTTTAGAGCAGGGTATAGAATAAAAAATGCCTGTGATAAGTGCGGCTTTAAATCAATATACTCGGAAGTATTTAGAGTGTTTCATGTTGACGGTAATCTAGACAATTGCCGTCATAATAATTTAAAAACAGTATGCGCTAATTGTGTCAGTGTATTAAGCAAGGACGGCATTATCTGGCGGCAAGGCGATCTTGTCGCCGACTACTAGTCTTTCTGATCTATTGTATAATTCGTCAATAGTCCCGTTATTGTCAAGTACTCCGTCAAACTCACAACCAATCCAAGCCCATTCGCTAGCATGAATTTTTTTCATCTTCATAGCATTTAGACCTAGATTACTGCCTTGGTTTGCACTGAGCGCATCGTTATACCACTCGGGCAATTCGCCTCTCTGCACCCAATAGATTTTACCGCCTGCTTTTTTAATAGCTTCGATTTCGTTAGGAAATCGGCAGTCACTGATTACTACGTGATCTCGTGAATTGCGAATTTTGTTTTCTAATGAGGCAATCCAGATATCGTCATGAAATGCCTTTCGGCATACTTCTGTGCCCCAATATTGCAACACCCAACGTGGTGTTAGTGTTGGCATATCTAAACGTTCAGCCCACCACGGATCTACTTGTTCTCGCCATTCACGTGCAGCTTTAGTTCGGCCTTCTAGCATGGTACGATCCCAGCCAAAGACTGCGGCTACTGCATCTTTAAGGGTGGACGCAAAACTTTCTCTTCTAAATTCGTGGAAGTTAACTAGATAGTCAGCGACTGTGTCCTTACCGCTGCCAATAAATCCGCATATACCTATAATCATAAATGTCTCCTATTAGAAACATTATACTACAAATTTATTGCAAGGTCAAACCTTTTTAACCAATTATAAATGTATAACCGGATCCGCCAGAAACTAGTGTTTCTAATTCTTTAGTTAATCTTTCTAGGTCGGCGGTGGCTTCTGATTTCATAGCAGCGCCGTTTAGTGAGCTACCGCCACCTGGTCCTGCAATTTGAGCAAACTTTTCGCGAGCTTGCCCTAACATCATTTTACAATTAGCCAATGTGTAGTCTTTGATCCATTGTCCGGCATATGTATCTTCGATGATGGCAAAGTCAGGTTTAGTATTGTAGACCTGTATCATAACTTCTTCGAATCCTCTTGGGCGTTGTTGGATAGTTAATTTACGGCTTTGAGAATGCCATGTAAAGTTGATAAAACTTCCAAACATTTTGCCCACTAGCTCTTGATACTGACTGAACAATTCATAGGTTAGTAAGCCACCCATATTGGTCGACGACAGTAGATAGGTGTTTGTGTAGGCCATGTTAAATG